GTCAGCAATGACTCAAGTTGCACCTGCGGCAGCGGCAGCGGCACCTGTAGTAGCGGCACCTGTACCAGTAGCGGCAACAGCACCTGTACCAGTAGCGGCAACAGCACCACAATCAGTAGCGGCACCAGCATCCAACGAACCAGAAACATCTGGTCCGATCAACCGCGATAATATGTCATTTAACCAGGCATTTGCTGATGCTAGAGTAAAAGGTGAAAAACAATTTCCTTGGAAGGGCAAAAAATACGCAGTTCAAATGGCTCCAGCAGTACCAGTGACTGGTACTAAAGCAGGCACCATGGGGTCTTACACATCGAGAGCTCCGTCGCCTGTACCAGCGGCACCGTCAGCGATAAATCAAATTCAACCAAGAGCGCCCGCACCAAGAGCGCCGGCGGCACCAGCTCCTGCGCCCCCAGTAGCGGCGGCACCAGCTCCTGCACCAAAGAAAGAAACGTATAGAGGGTTGGATGGTAAAATATATTATAAAGCAGAGTCAGTTACATATAACGAAGATCAAGCATTAGCTCGTATAGTCCAGTTAGCACGAGGAAGATAATTTCGTCAGCAGTATCAAAAGGGCTCTTAGGAGCCCTTTTTTTGTGTAAATAAAGTTATGAGTAAAAGTTTAGACGGCGTCTTAACAAAGAAAGCCCACACAAGAGAAAGATTTACAGAATCACAAGTCCAGCACTTGTTGCATTGTGCTGACCCTGTTGAGGGGTACATGCATTTTGTTAAAAACTTCTTTCATATACAGCACCCAACTAGAGGAAAGGTTAAGTTTGAACCTTATGAATATCAAGAACGGTTGCTACACAGTTATCACGATTATCGATTTAATGTAAACATGATGCCACGTCAAAGTGGTAAAACAACCTGTGCGGCAGGTTACTTGTTATGGTACGCCATGTTCCATCCAGACCAAACTATTCTAGTTGCCGCACACAAATATACGGGCGCACAGGAAATTATGCAACGTATCCGTTATGGATATGAACTTTGCGAAGATTATATAAGAGCCGGAGTTGTTAACTACAACAAAGGATCAATGGAGTTTGAAAATGGATCAAGAATCGTTAGTGCAACTACTACTGGCAACACTGGCCGCGGTATGTCAATATCCTTACTATATTGTGATGAGTTTGCATTCGTGCAACCAAACATTGCAGAAGAGTTTTGGACTTCAATAAGCCCAACACTAGCAACTGGTGGTAAGGCAATTATCACTTCAACACCTAACAGTGACGAAGATACATTTGCTAACATTTGGAAGGAAAGTCAGGATTCGTTTAACGAGTATGGCGATGAACGCGATGACGGATTAGGCCGCAACGGCTTCCACGGCTTTAGAGCTGAATGGCACGAACATCCGGATCGTGACGACGAATGGAAGAAAGTTGAATTAGGACGTATTGGAGAAGAACGCTTTCGCCGTGAGTATGGCTGTGAATTCTTAATTTACGATGAAACGCTTATCAGTGCCCTTAAACTTACAGACATGGTTGGTAGAGAACCTCAGTTTAAAATGGGACAAATACGTTGGTATAAAAAACCCACTCCGGGCAACACATATCTTGTGGGACTAGATCCTAGCTTAGGCACAGGTGGCGATTTTGCAGGTATACAAGTATTTGAATTACCCAGCATGACACAATGCGCTGAATGGCAACATAACTTAACTATTGTGCAAGATCAAGTTAAAATATTTCGAGATGTGATCAAATATATACAGAGCGAAATTGGCGAAGATTATCGTAACAGCATTTACTGGAGCGTGGAAAACAATACCCTAGGAGAAGCGGCATTAGTTGTTATTGCTAACCTGGGTGAGGAAACGTTCCCAGGATTATTCTTAAGTGAGCCAGTGCGTAAAGGACATGTTCGTAAATTCCGCAAAGGATTCAACACAACTCACGGTAATAAAATATCAGCATGTAGTCGTTTAAAGTACTTTGTTGAAGAAAACAAAATGACAATTTACAGCAAAACGCTAATAAGTGAGCTTAAAACATTCATTGCCTCGGGTGTAACATTTAGAGCTAAAGACGGGCAACACGATGATCTAGTCAGCGCCTTACTGCTAATTATCCGCATGACTGTTATTTTAGCGGAATGGGATCCAGCAGTATTTGATAAACTCAGTATTGAAGGCACACTAGACGACGATTGGGAAGCTCCATTACCCATATTCATTTCCAGTAACTAAAGCATAAATATAACATGAACGCTAATCTCGATAAAATTGCACAAGAATTATACGGCAAAATACAAACTCGATTTTCTGATATTAAAATCGGAGATGAGCACGCCGAAGTTTTAAGTAAAAAGGAAGATATTCCTAAAGCCCGCTTCTTTGAGTTTGAATACGAAGAAGACGGAGAGCCATTGGGAACTATTGCTATTACTCTAGATGCAGACGACGGTATTGTTGTACAAATTAGTGGCGATTTAGTAGATGATAGAGACAGTACTACACGGCACGGCGCATACAAATTTATCAGATCATTTAGACAATTTTCTAAAGATCGTTTACTAAATTTTGATATACAGAATATCGGCAAAAGTAATTTAGACAAACGAGACTATACGTTTCAAGCAAAACGCAAGGAAGAACCAGTTATGGCACAGCAACCTGTGATGGAAAACAAAATGTACGGTAACGCTAGAATGAGTTATCAAGATTTAGGCGAAGCGAGACTAGTAGTCAAGCACACACAACCTATCAACTTAGAAATGGCCGCTGGACGTACACAGCATATCGATGCAATTTACATTGAAAATGCACAAGGCGAACGTTTCCGTTATCCTTACAAACATCTAAATGGTGCCCGAGCTTTAGCAGAGCATATCAAGCACGGTGGCAATCCTTATGATGCTATTGGCAAACATATCTGTAGTCTGAGTGAAGAATTAGCAAGCCTACGTAAATTTAAAGGCTATGTTAGCCGCCAGGATCAAGTTAGTGAAGCGATGGGTAGTGTAACTGATCGTGTACTAGAGCGTATTGATGTAATCAAAGAAACAATCCATAAACTACAACGCCCAGCATATTACGAAGCATTTGTAGAATCATTTGAAGAACAAGAAGAGCAAATGATCCCAGAAGAAATTCAAAACGACCTAATTGATCGTTTGACTATCCGTACATTTAACGAAGAACTTAAAGCAGTATTCCCATACATTTACAAATTTGTTGATGAGTCACAATTAGACGTATTAGAAATTGGTGTTGACGAATTACTAAGCGATGCATACAACCCTAACTCAGTAAGTGCCGAACATCGTCGTGGTTTAGAAAAATCACATGAGGACAGCTTGAAGAAGAAAGCAGAGGACGGAGACGAGTCAGCTAAGAAGAGGTTACAAGCATTAAAAGATAAAAAAGAACGTATGGCTAACGATTACAGCGATCGTATGGAGCGTGAATCCATAGATCCTGAACTAGCATACGAAAACTTCATGAATGATATCGTCCGTGAAGATAAAGACGAAGTGTTTAGTCCTAACCCAGATGCAAGTCGTTCAGCTATTGACAAATTAAATGATTTAATGAGTGCTGAAATCAAAGGTGGCCCAGAAGGCATTAATGCTATTGAAAGCCTTAAAGGACTTATCGATGATCCAGAATTTATAAACAGTCTACGTGATATTAATCCAGACTTAGATGTTCGTCCATTAGTCCAACAATTTTTACAACAACGTGATCCAGATGTTGCGGCACAATTAGACATTGGTGACGAAACTGTTGGCGGTGCAGATGTCGACGGAGAACCAATGCCAGCTGAGGCAGAACCAGCTGAGGCAGAACCGATGGCAGCAGAACCGGCACCTGAAATCCCAGTAGCAGAATCCAAAGATGAAGATAATAGCCCACCATGGGATGTTGATCCAAAAGATAAAAAATCTAAGCCAACTACTCCAGGCAAGCACGGACAAGGTTACAGCCAAGCACGTCACTTAGCACGTCAAGGTTTGCAATCTGCACTTAAGAAAGCTAAAGAAACTGGCGCAACATTAGAAACACAAATGGACTTCGGTGATAAAGTTATGACGATTGCCGAAGTGTTAGAATCTTGTGGGATGAAACCACAAGATGCTGGATTCGATCAAGAAGGCGGATTACCGGCAATGTTAAAGTACATTAGTGGGTTCTATAATACAGCACAAGGTAACTTTCCATTAGGCGGTATGCGGGTAAAAATTAAAGTTAAGAAAGCGTTTGAAGATGGTGAATTTGGCCAAGCCCAACCCGAAGATCTAATGAAAGTCATTAAATTTATCGACATGAAAGATCCGAGCGGTGATGTAAATGGACAAGAACAAGCACATGTTTTAAGATTAGCAGGTGTTGGACATTCTCATGAAGTTGCACACGCTGAAAATTATCCTGCTCCGTCGACAGCTGGATCTATGCCATCTTTTGATGTAGCCACACTTGAAACACAGCTAGCAGATGTAAACGAGTCAAAAGGCTATAAAGAGTTCCAAAGACTTATTAGTTTAGTACATTTTAGATAATTGGTGAAATATACTCACATTTAAGCAAGAAATCTCTTGCAAAGCTAAATAAAAGCGTATACAATAACATGTATGCGCTTTTTGTTTTAAGGTAGATCCGTAAAACAAACTAAGGCAAATGAAGTAAACAAAGGCTTATATAAAGGAGAACTATTATGGCAACTTTGGCAGAAATTAGAGCAAAACTTAAGGCATCTGAATCAAAAGGTTCAGGAGAACGAACAGGCGGAGATAATTCAATTTATCCGTTCTGGAATCTCAAAGAAGGTGAAGAAGCACTACTACGCTTTTTACCAGACGGCAACACAGATAACACATTTTTCTGGGTTGAACGTGCAATGATCAAACTTCCCTTTGCAGGTATCAAAGGCGAATCCGAAAGCAAACAAACAATCGTACAAGTTCCGTGCGTAGAAATGTATGGGGACACTTGCCCAATCCTATCTGAAGTACGTGCATGGTTTAAAGACCCGGCACTAGAAGATATGGGTCGTAAGTATTGGAAGAAACGCAGTTATATTTTCCAAGGCTTTGTTGCTGAAGATGGTTTGAAAGAAAAAGAAACACCAGAAAATCCAATCCGTAGATTCATCATCGGCCCACAGATTTTTACATCAATCCGTGCGGCACTTGTTGATCCAGAGTTGGAAGACTTGCCAACAGACTTTGTACATGGCTTAGACTATCGTATGAAGAAAGGTTCAAAAGGCGGTTATGCTGACTACTCAACTTCAAGTTGGGCACGTCGTGAGCGTCCATTGAATGATACTGAACAAGCAGCCATTAAGACACATGGCTTGTTTAACTTGTCAGACTTCCTACCTAAGAAACCAACAGACGTTGAGTTGAAAGTTATGAAGGAAATGTTTGAAGCCTCAGTTGACGGCGAACCGTATGACATGGAACGTTGGGGACAATACTTCAAACCAGCTGGCATGAGCCAGAACACTGGTGATCCACAAAAAGCATCAACTCCGAAAGCCGCACCTGCTCCAGCGGCATCACATGATGAAGATGACACACCTGCTCCAGTAGCTAAGGCAGCTCCGGCTCCTACAGCGGCCCCTGCGGCAGAAGGTGGCGACTCACGTGCCCAAGATATCTTGGCAATGATTCGCAATCGTCAGAAGTAAAAAGCCAAGGGGACTTCGGTCCCCTTACATCATCATAGGAGAATTAACTTATGGCTACAAAAGCCTTCGATTTATCGAAATTTAGAAAAACCTTGACTAAGTCAATTGACGGTCTCGGCGTTGGATTTAATGATCCAACAGATTGGATTAGTACCGGCAATTATACGCTTAACTATCTAATCAGCGGTGATTTTAACAAAGGTATTCCTTTGGGTAAGGTTACTGTGTTTGCTGGCGAATCTGGCGCAGGTAAGAGTTTTATCTGTTCAGGTAATCTAGTACGTAATGCACAAGCACAGGGCATTTATGTAATCTTGATTGATACTGAAAATGCGCTAGATGAAAAATGGTTACACGCACTTGGTGTAGACACAGCCGAAGACAAACTTCTTAAGCTCAACATGGCAATGATTGATGACGTGGCTAAAACCATTCATGAATTCATGAAAGAGTACAAAGAAATGGCAGAGCGTCCTAAAGTCTTATTTGTCATAGACTCATTGGGTATGTTACTTACCCCTACTGACATTAATCAGTTCCAAGCTGGTGACATGAAGGGAGACATGGGCCGTAAACCTAAAGCACTAACAAGCCTTGTTCGTAATTGTGTTAATATGTTTGGTAGTTATAACGTGGGTATGGTTTGTACAAACCATACATACGCAAGTCAAGACATGTTTGATCCAGACGACAAAATTAGTGGTGGACAAGGCTTTGTCTATGCGTCTAGTATTGTTGTTGCTATGAAAAAACTCAAACTCAAAGAGGATGAGGACGGTAATAAAGTATCAGATGTAATGGGTATTCGTGCTAGTTGTAAGATCATGAAGACTCGTTACAGTAAGCCTTTTGAAACTGTACAAATTAAAATTCCATATGAAACAGGTATGAATCCTTATAGCGGAATGGTTGATATGTGCGAAAAAGCCGGCTTGTTAAAACAAGAAGGTAATAGGCTCAAATGGGTTGATCCGGAGACAGGTGAGGAATTCAAATTCTACCGAAAAGAATGGAAAGATGATAAATTAGATATGTTAATGGCAAAATTTCATATCAAACCTTTAACAACAACTACCATTCCTGAGGAGATAGACGAGAATGTTGAATGAAAGTCAAATTGGTGATATCTGGATGCTTTTTGCAGACTATATAGATAAAAAACAAGTAGAAGTAGTCGCTGAGAGATATATCGATCTCCTAGCAGATTACGGGATCAGTGATAAGGTTTTACAAAACGCCACAGGTGTAGATAATGTACTTGATGCGGCAATTGATTACTATCTTGATGAACCGGAAGAAGAAGATGCCGGCGATGATGAAGAAAATGACTTTAAAGAATTGGATTTTTAATGTGGTATACTAAGATTGCAAAGGATATTTCTTATATACCTGATGCTGTAGATTACTTTAATGCTGAACTCGATGAAGCACGAAGTGAGTGCCGTATTAGTGGGAATGTTGAACGAGCCTCGGCAGCAATGCCCGGAATCGTTGAACAACGTTTTACTCAATTACAAGAAATTGAAGCAATCTTAGAATATCTTAATATAGAACTCCGTAGACTCAAAAGTCAACACTTTCGCAAATACTTAGAAAACTATCAACGTGCTCTTAGTAGTCGTGACTGTGAAAAATTTGTCGAGGGTGAAGCAGACGTTGTTGACTTTGAAAAAATTATCAACGAGTTTGCTTTGCTACGCAACAGATGGTTAGGCATTACCAAGGCATTAGACCAAAAACAATGGCAAATTACAAACATTGTAAAACTCCGTGTTGCTGGTATGGAAGACGCAAGCATTTAATCAATTTGCCCAAACGGCAGACTATAGGCCTTAAATAATATTGAGGCCTATTTTTTTCACTAAAAGGCTTGACTTTGCTAACAAAGGTATGTATAATAAATGTATGATGACAATTGATCAGATTTTATTGGATATTGTAAATAAAACAAATCCCACAGTTGAAGAATATCTCTTAAAAAGAGATGCTAAAGTCTTACGAAGTTTAGCTGGCATTATTTCAAATACAACATTCATCACTGAAAATCAAGGCCGATTGCTTTTAAAAATTATTCGCGACAACCAAGAAAAAATACCAGTTTTATCTGAAGAGATGAAACAGAGTTTAACAACACCTATTTGGTCAAAGTTGTTTAGGCAAATTGAAGTAGTAAAAAAATTATATATTTTAAACCAAGCCGATACCGATCCTTGTATTAGTATAGAATTTACATTTTCTAGCCCTATAAGAAAGACACTACAGTCTCTTTCTAAGAAAGTTTCAAATCTAACACAACTATTAACTGGCAAAATTTATACTGCTGATCTTACGGAAAAAAACATTGTTATACTAGTTGAAGAGCTTGAGCAGTATGATTTTATAGTTGATGAAAGGATACTAACTCATTACAAAACTATAAAATCGTGGGCGGCAGAAGAAGTTCAAAAACAGTTTTTAATAACTAACATTGTATATCCTAACTTCCAAAAACAAATAACTGCTGACTTAGGCATTGACACTGCGATAGACGAAAGTGTTATTATTGATCGCAGTATTCGATATCAGTATTACTATGAAAAAAGTAGTAAAACTCCGGAAACATTAACTGAGATTATTGCCGCAAGAAAAACTTCAAAAGTATGGATTGATAAGAATACGTATACAGTTAATCAAGTTATTGAATCATTAATTAACCTTAAAAGGTTTCCACTGCTAGTTGTGTTTGATTCCTACACTCCTAAGAAATGTCTAGAAGAACTAACAATTTTATCGGAAAATTTAAAAGATTTTGGAATTTACGATAACGTTGGCATTTACTTTAGATTAGATAATACTGACAACGGAAAAGAATTTAATCAATGTATTGCCAACAATAGTTACAATTGTCAACTTGATTCAGCTACACAAGTAGTCGGAGTACAAAGCGGAAAGATTCCAAAGTTTTTATTAAAAACTGACTGGAAACCTATGAGTGTCATAAGCCTTGGCGCACCCTTAAGACATAGTAAAACTGCGGTATATGCAAACTGTTGTGACTTAATTATATCATATACTGATGTAGAACCAATTATGGAAACTGTATTAAAATGGGAATAAAATTAGTCATTAAAGACGAAGTTAATATTAAATTTGAGAATCTTCCGTTAGATGCTCGAAAAAAATTGTCTAACTCGTTTAAGTATGAAAACCCAACTGCACGATATCAACCTGCGTATAAATTAGGACGATGGGACGGCATGGTTAGTATGTTTGGTCTAGGTGGTAATGGCTACTTGAGTCAATTAGAAAAGTGTCTAGAAATCCTTGCAAGTATACGTGTCCATATTGAAGAAGTTGAAGACTTACGCACTACTGGCCAAATTGAATTTAAAGAAATTACAAATACCTATTGGGCAGATATGGGTAAAGTATGGCCCGCGGGACATCGATTTGCTGGACAACCGATTACACTACGTGACGACCAAGTCGAAGTAGTTAACCGGTTCTTTACCAATACGCAGGCCTTGCAAGAAGTAGCGACAGGCGCCGGAAAAACTATTATGACTGCTACACTAAGTCACTGTGCAGAAAAATACGGAAGAACTATTGTAATTGTTCCTAATAAAGATCTAGTTACACAAACAGAAGAAGATTATATCAATGTTGGACTTGACGTTGGTGTTTATTTCGGTGATCGAAAGGATCTTGGTAAAACACACACTATATGTACATGGCAAAGTCTTAACGTGTTAGATAAGAAAAGTAAAAATTGGGACTTGGAAAATGCATTAACACTAGCAGAATTCCTTGACGGGGTTAAGACAGTTATTGTTGACGAAGTACATATGGCAAAAGCAGAAGTATTAAAAAATCTGCTTACAATTAACCTATGTAATGCTCCTATACGTTGGGGGTTAACGGGTACAGTGCCTAAAGACGATTTTGAAGCACAACCTATATACGCTAGTATTGGACCAGTAGTTGGCGGCATTAAAGCTCACCAATTACAAGAGATGGGGATACTAAGTAATCTTCACGTTAATATTACACAACTCATTGACTTACCAGAGTTTAAGTCATATGCAGAAGAATTGAAATATCTTGTTACAAACCCTGACAGGATAGCATACATTGCAAAATTAGTAAAAGGCTTATCGGAAACAGGCAATACATTAGTTCTAGTTAATAGAATTGATTCAGGCAAACAATTAATAGATTTATTGGACGACGCTGTTTTTATTTCGGGTGAAGTAAAGGGCACGAAACGACAAGAAGAGTACAAAGACCATGCGACAAATGATAACAAGATTACTGTGGCGACTTACGGTGTGGCCGCTGTTGGTATTAATATCCCAAGGATTTTTAATCTGGTTCTTCTTGAACCCGGAAAGAGCTTTGTCCGCGTTATACAAAGTATTGGGCGAGGCATTAGAAAAGCAGAAGACAAAGACTTTGTACAAATCTGGGATGTCACTTCGACCTGCAAGTTCGCCAAGCGTCACCTCACTACGAGGAAGAAATTTTACAAGGATGCCAAGTATCCGTTCACGATTGAAAAGATAGATTGGCAAAAATAAAGGAATTATGCAGATATTAACATTAGACAATGAAACATTTTCATTAAGTAATTTACCAGATGAAGTAGACGACAATACTAGGTTTGCAGTATTAGATAACTCTTCTCCAAACGAGCCGGACTTTTTCTTTATGCCGTTGATTTTTCTAGAAAGTTTCAATGCACCCGCAATGGTATTAAGGATTGGTAATGATGAAGTCACAATGCCTATCGATTGGTGTATTGCTGTCGGAGATAGTTCATGCGCTAGTGACATTGAAATTCTTCCGCTTACTAGTTTAAATGATAGAGGATTTGAAGCATTAATTTTTAATCCACTAAGTTCGTTTAGAGTAGAGTTTAAAAAGATTGAAATTGTAAATTTTTACAGCGATGTTAAATGGTACTTTCCAAAGATGAAAAATGGCCAGTTACTTGCTGTACCAACAGCATTTGGACATAAGCCTAACTGTGCTTACTTTGTCAAAGAAATATCAAGACAAAGTGAAATTATACAATTGGATAAGATATTGTAATATGGGAAGTCTTAAACCTGGTGCAACATACATATACGAGCGAGATAAGGGAACTGTTTATGCCCGAGAATTTGGTGCTGATCCTAGCACTAGGAAAGAGATTGGATATAACTATGATACTCGAACTAGTGACGGCCGGCCGTTGCACGATCACATAATGGACAGTAAGATGTGGGGTGAAATTCATCGAGAGGCGAAAACCAATCCCACTTTACAAAAGGCCTTGGATCGTGCTATAATGATATACAAGTTAAGTAAGGATAAAATCCGTGAGTGAAAAAGTAGAGTTAAGTGAAAAGCTAACAGCCGTTGATCAAAATGTCCGTGAGCTATGGGATGCCATGGATGCTGATCAACAAAAGTCACTTAAACAAGAGTTATTCATTCTTAACCGTTACATTAGCTGTGCGGCAAAACCCGATAAGCATTGGCAAAAAGGCAAGACACCTACTACTGAAGAACAGAAACATTTTGTTACAATGGTTAATAATTTGTTCAATAAGAATTGGTTTTTGTTAGCGCAGAAACATCCTAAGCTCATGTGGATATTGTTGTGTATGTGTAGCTATGATGGGAAAACTGAATTCTTCCATCAATATATTACACCTAAGAAAAAAGAAGGTAGTAACAGTAAGAAAGTTAAATTCTTAGCTGAAATATATCCTAACCGTAAAATGGATGAGATTGAAATGTTAGCCGACTTAACTACTGATAAAGAGCTTAAAGCGTTAGCAAAAACTTACGGAATGGAAGATAGTGTTATTGCCAAGAAACTAAAGTGATGTCAGAATATATTTGCCAACATTGTAAAAGTACTTTTACAAAAGAAAAAACTCTAGCTGTTCATGTATGCGAACAAAAACGCAGACACATGGCTAGGACTGAGAGACATGTGGTGTTGGGCTTTGACACGTATAATAAATTTTATAGGCTTACACAAAATTCAAAACAAGATAAAAATTACGATGACTTTGCAAGAAGCTCTTACTACAATGCGTTTGTAAAGTTTGGTAGTTTTGTTAGCAACGTAAATCCGTTATATCCGGACAAATTTATTAATTATGTTGTTACTAGTGGCGTTAAGTTAGATCACTGGTGTAGAGATGAACTTTATGACAAGTATGTTATAGATTTAATTAGAACTGAGAATGTAGAAACAGCTCTTGAGCGAAGCATTAAACATATGATGGAATGGGGAGAAAATAATCAAGCCCAATGGAATCATTACTTTTTATACGTCAGTTTGAGCAGGGCTGTATTTGATGTTAGAGACGGGAAAGTAAGCCCTTGGCTTATTTTAAATAGTAAGAACGGTAAAGACATGCTAAAAAAGTTCAATGATGAACAGTTAACGGCAGTTGGAGCTATTATGGATTTGCCGTTCTGGCTAAACAAATTTAAAAGATTATCCACTGATACTGAGCTAGTTCGGCAGGTAGTCAAGGAATCGAATATATGAGAAAGCTGTTAGATGATACAGAAGTTGAGGAATTAGCTGAGCCAATAACATTGAATATAACAACTAAATGTCCGGGTAAATGGTTGTTGGCTGATAAAGAAACCGGTGAAGTGTATGTTCCATATACTACTCCAGGAAATCTTCAATGGAAGAAAATTGCAACATGGGACAAGGACGGTAACGATGCCTGATATTGATATTGACTTTGCAGATAGAACACGAGCACTAGATGTGTTTAAAACAGTCACAGCGGCTATTGACGACAATGGCACTTTTAAAAAGCACAATACTGGAATATATTGTACTGCTATCCCGTACAATCCAATTACAGGAATAAGTACGATAGAGTATAAACAAGCAGAACGTAGAGGGTATTTTAAAATAGATTTCTTAAATGTAGGAGTCTATGAAGGAGTAAAAGACAGAAAACATTTACTTGAATTAATGGAGACTGAACCACTATGGGATTTACTGTTACAGGACGACTTCGTGAACTTATTGTTCCATGTGAATGGGCATGGATCTATTCTGAGACAAATGGAACCAAAGTCTATAGAAGAATTAGCGGCAGTTTTGGCAATGATACGCCCAGCCAAACGTTATCTGATTGGGAAAGATTGGACTACGGTGATGACGGAAGTTTGGACGAAACCGGAGAATGACGAGTATTACTTTAAGAAGGCACATGCTGTTGCTTATGCCCATGTTATTGTGGTGCAGATGAATTTAATTTGTGAAGGTGTTAGTTACGGTTATACCTAACGGGTTTTTCGTACTAACTGTACACTTTTACGTTTGACACGTTTTAAGGTTAAGTTCATTAAATTAACCACAGGTCCAAGAATAACACGGACATCTTTACTGTTAAATGTTCTAATGGCATAATGAAAGGGTGATATTTGTTCACGACAAAATATGTTAATGGGGAATTGACGGTTGCTTTCCCACCACCAAGTTTCTCCTATTTCTAAAAATAGAGTCCGCTCGTCTGAAGTTTTAATAGCATTTAAATCATAAAAACTAGTTACAAACTGATCTTGATTTATAATGATACCAACGTATTCTTCTACACCGTAATTAATCACGCTGATAAAGGGTAAATTTTGTTCTATATTGTCTCTTAGTTTTGCCATAAATACTATTAAAGGATCCTTGTCGATGCAAAAAATTTCAAGTTATTTATATCCAAATAGGATTGAACTGTTAGCCGATCTGGCAGGATTTACAACGGAGTATACAAACGTGTATCAGAGAACAATAAAAATTTACAACGGTATAGATAACACTATAGAGTTTGATATTAAGAACGCCGATCAAAAACGTATTGATTTAAATACGCTTTCTAATATCGAGCTTAATCTTATGGATGCAAGCGGTCACGGGTTATTGAACAGCCCTTACATAATTACTCCACTAAATCAAACATCCCTCAAAGGTTTAGCAACAGTTACCATTCCACAAGAAGATTTAGTTGAATTATCAAGTCAGTATTTAAATTATAGCGTTACAGCAAACAAAGATGGCAACGATGTTATTCTGTACGGTGATAGTAGATTCGGAGCAGTGGGCAAAATGGAACTAGTCGGCAACGCTATGCCGGTGTTCCGTGACGACAGGGTATACACTGATTTTACTGCCGAGATCGATCTTAAAGGACATCCAACATACCATTCAAGTGCGATTCCTGCTACATTTTATGAAGCAACTCCAACAGAAACATTATCATTTGAAGTTGTACTAAAAGGTTTTACTGGAAGTGTATGGGTTGAATCTACACAGCAAAGTACGATTAGTGTAGAAGCATGGAAAAAAGGACCTTATGTAGATTCCTATTCTTTTGAAAATTTTACAGGTTCATGGCAAAGCCTAGATAACGTAATAGGCAACTCTAAATATTTTAGAGTATCGTATACTACACCATTGTCTAATGGTGCTGGTGCTAGTTTTTCAGTTACACAAAACGAAGGCAGTTATATTGTTGGGGTAAGATCGGGCGGTACTGGCTATGCTGTTGGTAGCCAAATAGTTGTGTTAGGCAGCTTATTGGGCGGCACTGATGGAATAAATGATTTACGCATCACCGTGAATCAATTGGACAATCAAGGTGGCGGCGCATCTAGTTATGCTATTAGTTCGGTAATCGGTGTAGTTGGATCCGGAGTTTCTGCCGTTGGTTCACACACTTACATAGTTACTGGAACTAATTATACCGGAACGGTTGACAGCATCATAGTAAGTTAAGTATAATAGTGCTATGAGTCTCATAGCCGATACATTACTACAATATCTACCTTCGAAACGAAAACATACTCCGAGTGGTTGGATAAGTTTTAATGCGCCCTGCTGTGACGATAAAAGACAGCGTGGCGGGTTCATAGTTAATGCAGGCGATGCTGTTAGCTATCACTGTTTTAATTGCCAATTTAAATGTTCATGGCAACCCGGCAGACCCATAAGTCAAAAGATGTCAAAGTTCATGCGTGACCTAAACATGCCTGATGATGTTATCAGTCAAATACGTTTAGAAGCATTAAGGCTAAATGACAACTCAAACGTAGTAATACAAAGTATTATACCAAAGTTTGATGAAAGAGCATTACCAATAGACAGTGAATTAATTACTAGTTACTTAGATAATCCACCGGAAAAACTAATGCCTGTATTAGAATATCTAGTAGGAAGAAACTTATCATTAGAAGACTATCCGTTCTATTGGACTCCAAAAGTTGGATTTAGTAATCGTGTAATAGTGCCGTTTTATAAAGACGGAGCCTGTGTGGGATACACCGCTAGAGCTATTAACGATGCTAAACCTAAATACATATCTGAGCAACAACCTGGCTATGTGTTTAATTTAGATAATCAACGCAATAGAGAATTCGCAATCGTTTGTGAAGGACCTTTTGATGCGATAAGTATTGATGCTTGTGCATTGTTAGGCGCTGAGATTAAAGACAGTCAAAACTGGCTACTCAAGCAACTAGGAAAAGAACTGGTACTAGTACCAGATAAAGATCATGAAGGCCCTAAAACTGTAGAACAAGCAATCGAGTTCGGTTGGTCAATTAGTATGCCTGATTGGCCTGCGGGGGTTAAGGATGTAAATGATGCTGTAGTAAAGTTAGGTAGACTAGCAACACTATACCTAATTATAAATGCGAAAGAATCAAATGCATTAAAAATAAGACTTAGAGCTAAACAATGGTTTAAGGAAATAGAATGAAAAAAATAATTGATTTTATATTATGGCCATACACTAAATGGCAAGAACACAGAGCTTATAAAAAGCGTCTTGAAGAATTACGCAAACGTGATCCATTTATCTACAAATGATCACTTGGGGAATATCGGCAAACAGCCATGATGCGGCGCTGGCAGTATTTGATGATGGCAAATTAGTATTTGCCAGTCATAGTGAGCGGTTCAGCGGAAAAAAGAATGATCGTGACTTGTGCAATGAACTAGTAAGTTATGCAGGCAAATGGGGACATCCTGATCAAATATATTGGTATGAAAATCCATATTTTAAAACTGCTCGGCAGTTATTTGCTGGCCAAGGATGGAAATGGAAAGATAATAATATCAAAGAATATCTTCAACGTTGGAATATTGTTGCACCAATAACTTATGTAGACCATCATAAGAGTCATGCGGCAGCAGGTTATTACACCAGTGGATTCGATAATGCGTGTGTAGTAGTATTAGATGCTATTGGAGAATTTACAACATATAGTGTTTGGGAAGGCAACGGAAAAGTATTAAGAAAACTAACTACGTTAGAATATCCAAATAGTTTAGGATTATTTTATAGTGCAATGACCCAGCGTTGCCACTTAAAACCTAACGAAGATGAATACATTCTAATGGGGATGGCGGCCTACGGCAATGCTGACAAACTCACTAGAGATATACTCGATGACTTTGTACATTTACCCAACGATGATTATCAACACCCATTTAGAATTAAGAAGAACTTGCATCGAGGATGCACTGACTGGCGCCCAGACTTGATAGTCAATGACACATTTGATATAGCGGCCGCTACACAGGTAGTATATGAAATGGCTTTCGAACGTGTACTACAACAAGCAGTAAGTTTAACCGGCTCACGCAAGCTAGTTCTAATGGGCGGGTGTGCGTTAAATTGTAGTGCTAATAGACTAACTGGCAAGTATTTTGATACTACATGGATCATGCCTAACCCCGGCGATGCTGGTAGTGCTATCGGTGCAGTATTGGCAAAGAATCCAAGCTGGGCTATTGATCCTAAAGAGTTTACTCCGTATTTAGGTTATGATATGGGATCAAAGTCAACTAACGCAGAAATTGTTAATTATCTAGTAACAGATAAGATTTGTGGACTAGCAAGAGGGCCTGCAGAGTTTGGCCCACGTGCATTGGGTAATAGAAGTTTACTAGCAGACCCACGCGGTGAAGATATCAAGGATACCGTAAATGCAATTAAACAACGACAACAATTTAGACCATTTGCTCCGGCAATACTCGAAGAGCATGTTGACATGTACTTTGATATGCCTAATGGTTGGGATACTAGTAGATATATGCAGGTCATTGCTCGTTGCAGACATCCTAACCACTATCCTGCTATCATTCATCGTGATGGAACTAGCCGTGTACAAACTGTACCGGACGATGGAAGTCCGTTTAGACTGCTCTTAGAAGAATGGTATAAAGAAACAGGATGTCCAATGTTACTTAATACTAGTTTAAATATTAAAGGAAAGCCGATGGTAAATGATCATGCAGATGCAAAAAACTTTGAACATCAATACGGTGTTAAAGTGTTTAACTAGGTGTTATAATAGACTATATGAAACAAAATACAGATTACGGTTACGACATACAAAAAGTTTATTTAGAAATGATGCTGGCAGATGCCGCAACATTTAGTAGATGCCAAGGTATATTTGATCACACATTATTTGATCGTAAACTACAGACTGCGGCTGAGTTTATGAGTCAGTATATTGAGGAACATTCAGTTGTTCCTACAGAAGAAATTATCAATGCGGCGACTGGAACAAATCTTAAAGTTCCACATGACTTACGTGAAGAGCACTTTGATTGGTTGCTCAATGACTTTGAAACTTTTACCCG